ACTCTATCTTCACTAGCCAATTTCTGTCACTCCTTCCTTAAAATCACCTGTTTCTTCATCATAATATAAAGCTATATTAGATAATTTTGTTGCTGTTACTCCGTGTATGTCCATTTCATCATTTACATAAAACTGCGGTAGTTGTATTGCTGTTGCCATGTTTTTTACGCCTTCGGCTATATCACTTATTTCGGTTTCCTTTTCTATAGCATTGCTGTTAAACTCATCCGTCTTTTCCTTGGCGTTAGTATTAAACTCCTCTGTTTTTGCTTCTGCATTGCTGTTATAATCTTCTATTGCTGTATTAGCTTGTTTTGCAAATTTTTCTGTTTCTTGCTCCATGTTTTTCTCTAATTCAACATTTTTGTTATACTGTTCTAATATGTTATCTTCTAATGCTTTTATTTTCTCTATATCGCCATTTATATCTATGGACACATTAGTTATAGCTTGTAAATATTTCTCATATATATTTGCGTCCTCGTCCGTATATTCTCTGTTGGATTCGTATTCTGCGGAAGATGTTATTATTGTTTTTGTAACTAGGTTCGTTGGGATTCTTTTTACTATTTTGTCTTCTTGCACTAAAAAACCGAACTACACCAATTTGGTATCTACCATTTGGTAAGTTCGGTAATACTGTTTTATTATCTACTATTTGTTGCTCATATACATCGGAATCGTTTATGAATAACATTTTTTTAGCTAGGTTGTCCCACTCTTCGGAAAAATCAATGTCTATGTTATACAGGTCTATTGCTTTCGCATACGTATTTTCTGTTTCTACTATTTCTAAATAGTCTTTTTTTACTTTAAACTGCATTATAACACCTCACTTGCTACCAAGATTTTACTGTCTGTTATATAATAATAGTTAGAATCTGTATTTATTTCATACACAATAGCTCTTTCTTCTATTATTTCTATATCTTTTATTTCTACTTTTCTTCCGGTTATATCCTCTAGAATATCTCCAACTTCCAAATCTCTTGCTATAACAATTCCTCTTTCAGTTATAAATGGGTGCGAATAACTTGCTTTTATTTCTTCATTTCCAATTTTGATTTTGTAAATATTACTAACTATATGCTCATATTTCTTTGTTACAGGCTTTATTCCAGATGTTGTTACTATATTATCATTTATTTTTATATCTTTTATTTCTTTCATTCCTGTTTCTGTTAGTATCTTAGTGTCTCCTGTAAAACAAGCTTGTCCACCTAAGACCATATATAAACTATATCTATGCTCATCGTTATCTGCATTTATTTTTACTTCTCCAATGTCTGTGTATGTTAACTTTATCCATAAATATATAGTTCCGTCATTTTCTATGTTGGTTTCAAGTCTTCCGCTCGTTTCTGTTATTTCTGCATATTCTTGTGGTTCGTCAGTTTCGTTAGTTGTATATCCTAGCTCTATTTTAGTTAAATTACTTTTACTTATTCCTTGCAAATTGTAACCTAAAATTTTTCCGTCATTATAAAAAGTAAAACTCTGGCTTCTTTTAATTGTATCTATTTTTAAGTTTTTTATCTCATTTTTTATTTTTAATTGCAATAAATTTAAATTTTCATCATTTAATGGTGTTTTTCCCATTTCTCCATTTTTAAATTCTATATACACACTTTCTTCCATATTATTTTTCCTCCATCGTTTTTATTTTTTCATCTAGTTCCTTGTTCTGCTGTGCAAGTTCTTGTATTGCTTTACAGCATAAAGAAACAAAAGAATACAAATCTACGCCTTTATTATCGCTACTTGTTATTTCTTTTGCATAGTTGTAATTATCACCTATTACAAATCCGATGTGTTTCTTTTCATTGTCACTTTCAAATTTTAAATTATATTTATAAATATCTATATTTTGTATTATATCTAATGCATTATCCATTTTTGTGAAATTCTTTTTTTGTTTTTCTAAAGATGTTTGTGTTAGTTTTGGAGTTATTATTCCAGAGCTAAGTATGGAAGTTTCGCTACTTGCCCCCTTTAAATAAATTGATGCAAGAGAAGTATTTGCTAATAAACTTATATAACTATTTAAATTAGCTGATACAGATAACGTAGCGTTTTCAGAATCAGGATTTCTTACAGAGCCCAATTGCCCAGAAATATATGTTTGATTATAGCCTTTGATTATTCCAAATCTAGGAGCTAAGCCTGTATAAACAGCTTTATTTTCATTTTCTATTACTCTAAGATTCAAACCAGATGCTTCTCCTGTATTTTCTCCGCCAATAATTTCAATTTCTCCACCTACGATTTTACCATCTTTACTTTCTAATGTTCCCTCATTTGTAACTTGAAATTTACCACTTACCGTTGTAGCTCCGTTCAATTTTAATTTTATCTGCTTTAATTTTTGCTTGACTTTCATCTTTATTAATTTTAAGTAATATTTCAGCACCTGTATAATCATTATTATCTACCTTCTTTTTTAATTTAACATTAAATAATTCAGCTTCTAAGTTCATACTACTTTCCATTTCAACTTTTGTAGCAAATTGGTCTGTGTAAGCATTTTGCTGAACAAATACTGCTTCTATACTAGCGTTGTAATTTTGTATTGTTATTGTATTATCTCCTTGTTCTACATAAATAGTGTATTTGCCTATTACTTCTTCTTCCGGAGTTTCTTTTGTTGTTCCATCTTTATTTACTCTTCTTATTATTTTTGCAAAATTATTTTCTAATATATACTCATCTTGTGTTTCTTCGTTTGCCCTTAAAACATCTGGAACTCTTAATTCATACATTTTTGAATTATTCTCTGCATCTGTAACAATTATTCTACTATCTCCTAATGGATATAGAACATCTGATGGATACAAATCATTTGCTGGATATAATCTTTTAAAAACTGCGTTATTTCCTAAAATACGCAGTTTTATTAAATATCCTTTTATACACTTTTCTAGTTTAATTGTTTTTAATCCACTTACACTCCTTGTTGTATCTACAATATTTTCTACTTTTTGTGTTATTCCATCAACGTCTTGCTCTACTTGCGTTATTTTGTCTTCATGCTCTGCATTTTCTTGCACGAGTTGTTTTATTTTTCCATCTATCTGATTTATTTCACTTTGTACTCTTTTTATTTTGTTTGAATTAGTTTGCTTTGTTTGCATACTTTCTTGCTCCGTTTTAGCTTGTATTTTGCTTTTTATATTTGCTTTAAATTTACCAGCATATTCAGACTCGCCTTGATATATTACCTTTTTTCCTTCTATGATTAAAAGATCTCCTATGTCATAGGACGGATCAATTATTGTTTCTCCTTCAAAAGAATAAATTTCAAAATTTTTGATTTTATTGTATATGTTTTCAACCTGTTCTTTATCAACAATGTACATATTATTTTGATTTATATATATGGTATCAGCTGTATTATCGCCAAACTTATAATCTTGTATTCCGTCTTCATAGGAAATTTTACTAACTTTAAATTTATCTCCCCATTTGTAATCTTTAAACAAATTAATGTCAAAATTTATAATGTCTTGTCCAAACGTTTTAATATAAAGTTTTCCATCTCTTCCTATTACAGCAAAACCTCCTGCTTGTTCTGCTATATAACTTAAATATGTTCTTGCTGATACTGTACTATCATATACTGCTATTTGCTTATCAAAGTTAAGAAAAGAAGTAGAACCGCAGTTCCACTCCTATCTTTAAACATATATGTTGTAAGACTTGCAATAATGTTGCTGGATATGCTAGACTACTACCATCATATTTATTGTCTTCAAACTTTTTCATGTAATCTGTAGCTTTTATTTTTACTTTTAGTTCATCATCTTCAATAGGTTTCTGAATTGTAAATTTTCCTACTGGAATAATTTCATCTTCTAAACCACTTTCGATATAAACCTCATTGTAATTCTCTGGCAAATCTCTTTTATCAATTTCAAATTCTATGTCTATTTCAGGAGTACAGCCTAAACAAAATTCGTTATTGTTAAATAATTCAAGTGTCTGTTTGAAACCAGCAATGTGATTTGGATCTATTTTTTTACCATCTATGTAAATATTTAATTCTTGTTGCATATTTAGTATTTTGTCTTTATATTCTTTACTTGTATTATACATCTTATTGCCTCCTGTTAATTAGCATTCTTTACAGCTTGTCTTTGTGCATCTGTTAGCTCTTTTTGCATTAAATTAAAAGAGCACTTCCATCTCGTCTTGGAAGTGCTCGTATCTAATTCAGTATCTATCATTTCAACTTTTCTTTTTGAAACTCTAAATTTTGCTCCTTTTAAAAAACCACCATTCACAACAGGCACTTTTACATCTAGAATCATGGGATTTTTATATGTTTTTTGAATAAGCTTTTCAGCTTCTTCTTCAGAATTTAAGTCCCATGCCATGGAAAGTTTTAACATTCCTATCGCTATTGGTGTATCTATTAAAGCTCCTGTTTTTTTACTTGTATAACTATCATTGTCTACATCTTCTATATCTGCACTATATGTACTAGGAGTTGGCCAATTTTCTGTTTTTCCATGTTCTCTTACTAACATTCTAATCACCTACCGTTACTATCGTATTTTTCCCAGTTCTTCTGGTTTTTGAATTTATATAATCTATTGTATCATCAAATATTTTTTTGCCTAAATATTGTATTGTTACATGTACATGTTGTCCATTTCCTTCATAGTTAGATAATACATCCTCAAATGTATCTCTCATTATGTTTTGTGGTGTAGTTATTTCTGGATTATTACTTGCTCCTGCATATTCTCCGAAAATTGCTAATGTTTTATCATATGCTACATTTCCTTTTGCAAGTCTTGGCAATGTAATTTTGTTCATCTCACTTAGATTGAATCCAAATGTTTTTCCACCTAAACCAGGAACCCAATCTGGTATTGTAAACTTAAGCTTATTTAATGTCCTTATAACAAGATTTACACCATTTACAACTCCATTTGCCATTCCTTCAATTCCACCTAAAATAGAATTTATAACCTTTTTAATTGTATTCCAAATTCCATTAAAGATAGATGTTACGGTGTTTTTAAGCCCATTCCAGCAATTATTCCAGATATTTTTTATTCCATTAAGTACGTTTGAAATAGTCGTTTTGATAGCATTTATTATGTTAGATATACAATTCTTTATATTATTCCAGATTTCCTGTTGTTTTAGATAAATACTTATACATAAATTTATAAAAAATTCTTTTATAGAGTTCCATATATTGACAAAGAAATTCTTTATTGAATTAAATATATTTTTAAAGAACTCTCCTATAGCTGTAAATATTTCAATTGCTTTTTGTTTTATCCATTCCCAAGTATCTGATAACCATTTGCTTATATCTCCCCAATTCATAATTACCAAAACTATTGCTGTAATAACGGCTATGATTGCTAATATTATTCCTATTAATGGTAATAATGCTATATCTAAAGCTGTTTGCATAGCTGTTAATACTCCTGTAACAGTTGACCAAATTGTATATGCTGTGCTTAAAACACCTATTGCTATTGCAATGCCCAACAATATTTCTGCAACAATCGGATTTTCTACTAACCATTTAAAAATATCTACTAAACCAGTTAATATATCTAGAGCAATAGCTCCTATATTTTGTCCTATGCTGAATAACGCATCTATTAATGGTTGCCAATTTATTTCAGATATTTTCTCTGATATTACTCTCAATTTATCTGAACAATTATTTAACCAATTTTGGAATCCTTCACTTTTCACTACATTATTTATTGCAGTTAATAGATTATTAAATGCATTTGCTAAGTTCTGTATTATTGCATCTCCATTTCCGTTATATTTCCAAGCATTTGCAAAAGCTTCTGCAATATTTCCTATTATTGATAAAATTAATTCTAATGTTTTGTATACAGTTCCATTTGTAATTATCTTCTCAAAACTTCCCCATACAGCGCCTAACAAACCTACAATCTGTCCTGCTGTTGTTTGTACTTGTGCTATTAAGCTTGAACCATATTTATTCCAGCTGTCAACAAGTGGCTTAAAGAAATCATATAATTTTTGCATAAATGGTGACATTTGACTATCAATTCCAGATAAATCTATGTTTGGTGCTGTTGTTCCTCCGCTTCCACTATTTGAGTTATCATTTGATTGTACATTATTTATTTCATTATGTATTCCTGCTAATTGTTTTGTTTCATTTTTTGCCTTTTTAGCATTTCCAGCTATACTTGCATATGAACTTGCACTTGCCTTTGCAAATATATTTACTCTAAATAATGCATAGACAACAGATTGAATAGCTTTTAATAATTGATATACTAATCCTGTTACATACTGTATTACTGGTGCAAAAGCACTTCCCATAGCATACTTCATGTAATCTATATTTGCACTTAGTTGTTTAGCTCCAGCGTTTTGACTACTTAACCATGTGCTAGCACAACTACTTAAAGTACTATAAATCCCTTGCATAGAAAAAAGAGCTCCGGCATATCTTAAAACATGCCCTAGCCCTACTTTTACACTTTTTCCCATATTCTTTACACTATTTGTTATACTTTGTGTTATTTGTGGCATCCCTTTAAATCCATTTTTTATTCCTATAATACTAGGTTTTACCTGTTCAATTTTTTGTTTAAAACTTCCAAATAAATTTTTTAACTTATTTGAGGGAGCTGATGTATTTTTTGTTTCCTGATTTAATTCTGCCATTTTAGATTTTGCTACATTTAATAATTCATTGTATTTTTCTATTTCGTTATTTAGTTTATCACTTTGCTTTACTAGCGAATTATAGTTTGTATCTCCATCTAACCTTTTGTATGTTTCTTCTTTTATTTGTCTATTTCCCGCATCAGGCATTTCTTTAATAACGGATTTATTAGTATCATTTCTTATTTTGTCTAATGCATTATTTGTAATGTCTAATTTTAACTGTCGTCCAGTTATTTTCTTTTGTAAACTATCTATTTCTTTTTCTAACTGTGTTATTTGTTTTTTTGCATCTTTGTTATTTACCTTTATTGCAATTTCATTATTTTCAGAACTTTTTTTAAAGTCTTGTATCTTTTTTTTCATAAAATTAACTGCTTGCTGTAATTTGTTTTTCACTTTTTTTGTGTCTATTTTTTGAAATGCTTCTTCTGCTTGTTTCAATTTTTCTCTTATTGCAGGTAAAAACTTTTCAAACTCTTTTAAAGCTTCTTCTACTTTTGCAGTTACTATTATTTCTATTTCTTCTACAGTCATAGTTACCCTCCCTTCCTAAAAAATAAAACGTCAGAAAATTCATCCTGACGTGAAATATTTTTAATTTTTTAAATTATTTTTGAGCAAAAGAGAAACACTTACAATGCGTAAGTGTTTCTCTTTTAATTATCACTATCAAAAAAATCTACTTCTTGAATTAAAAGCTTTGGTTTGAAAATAGTATTTCTCTCTAAAATACAATATTTTGCATTCTGATGAGGTTTGTATTCTAATATCGCATCCTTAAATCCTCTACCAAGATGTATTCTAATAATTGTTGGTTTTTCAATTTTTAGTGATACTATTTCTCCTTGTTGTGCTTTAGCTAAAACCTCTCTTGTTGCATTATTATAAAAAATGAAATTAACTCTAACAATGGCATTTGGCAATGTCGGAGTCTTAAATTTTACAACAAAATCTGGTGTTTTTATAGGATAGCCACATGAAATACATTTTTCTGCTTTATCTGATATTTCTTTTTGACATTCTGGACATTTAATTAATGACATTTTTCCCCTCCTAAAATTTTCTAAAATACGATTATTTAAATATACTTATAGGTGCAATACCATTTTTTCCTTTATTTATTTCCCAAGAATTGCCACAATTTTGGCAAATTCCTACTGTAGAATTTATTGTTTTTGTTTTATTAGTTCCTTTTGATTTTTTCCAAAACAAATTTGATAACCCCAATGTACATATAGCTGTAAAATTTCTAGCACTATTATTCACATGTCCTCCAAATCCTACTCCTTTTTTATTTGTTCGTTGACCTTTCTCGACAATTTGAACTTGAACATTATCACTACCACATTCTGGACATTTCATAATATATAATTCCTCCTTTTCACATTTGAAGTAATTATATCACTATTAAATATATTTGTGTGTCGAATTATGTCGAAAAAATATTTTTTTTAATTTTTTTCATTTATCATTATTGCTCTCATCTTGCGAGTAATTTCTTCTGGAGATTGTAACTGCTCTTCTTCATCTTTAAATAGCTCTTTGTAGTTATCTCTTATTGGAATTATTTTAGGATTACGACTCATACTGTCAGCTCTAATAAGTTTGTTTGTTACCGCTTCTTGTAGGTTAATTTCTCTTTTTAAATTATCAATAATTTTAGATAAATGTATCTGGCAATATGTATTTATTTCTCTATATCTACTATTCCAAAATTCAAAAGGTTTCATATCAAAGTAATATGCTAATGGCTCAATTGCATATATTAATTCAACTAAATTATCAGATATTTTTATGTTATTTATTATTTCATTTAAGCTTCGTAGCCCTGAAAAGCTTGCTCTTGAAATTGTTTTTCCGCTATTTTGCTCATTGCACTTTCTGCGGATTTCTGAACTAACTCGTTCATATTCATTGTTAATAACGGATTTGATGTCATTTGTTTTAGTTCTTTCTTTGACATCTTTTTTTTGAAAAAACCCTCTTCGTTTAAACCTTCAGCAATCATTTCATATAAATTCACTATTGCTATACCTTCTTTTCTGCAATCATCTATAAAGTCATACACTTCGTTTGAATTTATAAAAGCTGGCTCTCCATTCTCTAATTCTGCTATTTTAAAAATTATTTTTGATAGTGCTTCTATATCTAAAACAGAATATGCTTTTGTAAAAGCTTCCTCAAAGTTTTTATTTTTTAGTAGATTAGCTATATCTACTATTTTTCTTGTTTTAAAAATTAAATTTATTGTTTTATTTTTTGTTATTATTTCCATTATTTTTCTCTCCTTTGCAAAAGAGAGAAGGTTTATTTTTTTGCCTTCTCTATATTAGTGTCTGTTCCTGATTGTCCTGATGTGACACTTACATCAGAACTAGGCTGTGGGAAAACCTTTGCTTTCTTTTATTTCAGAACTTCTATAAATTGTAATTTTAGATTTTAACATATCATCTATAGCTATTTCGCTCATGCCTATATAGCATGTTCCTGTAAAATACCATGTTAATGGCTTTCCTGCTGTAGTAGCTGTATCTTCTGGTAATTGAATTGCCCAATATCCATTTGTTTTAGCAGTTTGTAATGCTTTTAATTCATCGTATTGATCTTCTTTAAATAATATTTCTATTTCTAAATTTTCAGCCTTTTGTCTTCCTTCTGCTTGTCTTTCATCTGGAATATCTAAGGCACTATATGTTATTCCTTCTGGTGCTTTTAAAAATTCTGGTATACTTTGTACAAAAGCTACCTGTTTTCTTTTTGCTTCTGCTTTTAAATCATCTAATGTATCTGCGTGAAATAATTTTGTCATTGTACTTGTTTTTGGCTCTGGCATTGTACATTCCTCCTTCTTATTTTATAAAATAAAATGAATCCGTTATGCCATTATAACGGACCTCATATGTTACCGTTAATCCATATTTTTTTGATGTGTTATCAAAGATTAACGGACTTGTATTTGTTCTGGTTAAATTGTATTCTTGTAATTTATTATCAATTTCTTTTGCCATATCCATACATGATCTTTGTTTTGCATTCCAGCATGTAACTGAAAATTGAAACATTGACAATATTGGAAATGCATTATGTGTTTTTAATATACTTTTTAAGGGATTGTGCAATTCGATACATGGAAATACACTTTCCGTTGTTGGGTACTGTAATGTTTGCTCATATTCCAAGCTTTCTAGCTTTTCAAACATTAAATCAGAAAACTCCTTTTCACTTAAATCTCTCACTTGCACGCCTCCTTTATAATTTCATTTATTTTTTTCTTTATTATTTCTTTGTTTTCTGCTCTAGTTTTAAATTCTGCATCTGTTAAAAAATGGTTCGCTTTCATACCCGTTGCTACATAGAACTGTGTATTATTTATTGTTGTTATTGGGAAATTTAGTTTCCTACCAACTTTATGTACTGGAATATACCATTCTGTATAACCTGTTTCTATAAAATGTTTTGTGTTTCCAATATGCTCTTGCTCTGCGTATTGTCCTGTTCCAAAATATTCAAACCATAAATATGGTTGCCCATTTTCTCCCAAAAATTTTGAAGGATCTGCATATACTCGACCTTTTATTTCTCTTGTTTGCATATTAACTAATTCAATTAGTATTCCTTCACTTTTATGTCCTCGTTCAAGCCTTATTGCATATCCTTGTATATTTTTTAATACATCTTCTATTGCTTGTCCTATTTTGTTTTGCAAACCACTTTGTATTTTTTCGATTTTTTTAAAGTTATGCTTAACTTTTATTTTACAACTAATTCTCATTGTTCTTCTCCAACTTGTACAATGTATTTCTTCCTACTTTAGGATTATCTGTTACTATGTAATCTGGTATTATTTGTTCTATTTTAGATATATCTTTTAAGGATATTCCATCACCTTTTGCAATGTTATATTCCATATCTGTTCGTGCGTTTTCTATGCTGTAGTCTACTTCTCCGTTAGTTTTCCTGTCTAATTCATTTAAGTCTTGTTGCAAATTTAACCAAGCTATTCCTTTATATTTCCATTTTTTTTCTTTCTCTCCGTGGTCATTTATTGTTGTATGTTCAGATATCCATACTTTTGTTAAATCTTTCGTTAACATTATTGCAACCTCCTTAAGTTGTTTGATATTATATCTTTCTTTAGCTTGTCAATAATGCTATTAAATGTACTAGACATTCCACCTTCACCTCGACTAGCCAAACCCTCTGCGCCTCTTGCAATATATGTTGCTTTTACCGCTTCTTTTACTAACGGATATAATCTTGTGTCTTCTTTTTTTAACCCAGAGATATTTGAGGCAATAGAATTTATTTCCTCGTATATTTCTTCAATTATTTCCTTGTCTGTATCTTTATAGTTAGGACCTAGGTCACTTGCTATCTTTTCAATATTAGTTCTCATTCTATTACCTCCAAACTTTTAAATAACTTTTATTCTATCCTTTTGAAATTATTCTTGCTATAGCAATTTCTTTATGGTTATATGAACTTCCATCAGAACCTTCTACTAAATCCCAGTTTGCTCCATCTGCTAATTCTTCATCTGTTGGAGAATCTGTCGCTTGATTTTTCATTAAGTAACTAACACCGTGAGGAGCTATTACCTTTCTTTGTCTTTCATACAAGTAATCTCTATCATTGTCAGCATCTCTATCCATTTCATGAGGTACTTTTGCCCCTAAATCTTCATAATCAAAGGCTCCTTTACCGAAAACATAAGTAACATATTTAGAATCTCCATATCCTGTAATTTCATAGTAGCTTGTAATATCTCCTACTACAGGTTTTTCTACTAGAGTGTATTTTATATTAGCTCCTGAACCACTCTTTGTATAATATGTTTTTCCTTTTGTCAAAGATGTATCAGAAGTTTTTGCATATGTTGGTTCTCTTTCTTCTGTTATTTCATCGTATTCAATTAATAATTTTCCATTCCATGTATAAACATTTAATTCTCTTTCAATTCCATTTGGATCATTATATCTTAAGTTTGTTACTAATTTTTTACCTTCTAAATTTGTTACTATTACAGAATTTGCTACTGCTAATTTGAAGTTTCTTCTTCTGTCTCCACATGCTTTTTGTAACGCTGTATTTAATGTTGTTTCAGCTACTGATGACTCAGTTTCTCCTGATATATCATATGTGTGTTTTGAAGCAAAAATTTTACCTGCATCTGATTTCATAGAAAATAATGCTTTTGTTATAATTAATAATATATCTTCCCATGCACTATCCCAGTAATCGCCTAGTTGGTCTGCAACTTGACTCATAAAGTCTTTTTTAGATGTTACATCATATGTAAAATCATCTTCATAGAATTTGTCTTTTCTACCAATAACAACAACACCTTGTTTGTATGTTGGTAATGTTTTTCCTTCATCATATTTAGTTTTTCCATCATAATTTACAGGTTTACCTTTTAATCTTCCGATCATTGGAATTATTCCATATTCGGCACCAGTTTGTGATGCAAATAAATCTCTAATTTTTTTATTTCCTTGTAATACTCCTGATTTTATTAATAAATTTAATCTTTCTTGTGGAATTGTGTCATAATAAGCACCAAATGCTCTTTCATTAAAATATTTTTTGTTAAATGTTCCTGTACTTGTGTAATCTGCCATTTTTATACCTTCTTTCTTTAATTTTTATATTTTGATAGTTTGCAAAGTTCTTCATAAGTCATTTGACTTTCTGGTTTAGAACCTTCAATTGAATCTCCTGTTTTAGGTGGTGGTTCTTTAGAATACTCACTTATTGCCTTTTCTCGGTCTGCTTTAGATACTCTTTCAAATATGTCCAATTTGGAATTGATACTTTCAGCAGTTTCTCTTGAAAAATCAATAGTTTCTATGTATCCTAATGAGATTCCCTTTTGACTTGCTTGACGAATTGTTTCGTCTTTTAGTCTATAAGCATTTAGTTCATTTTCAGCTTTATTTGCTCTAGCTCTTTCTTGCTCTAGTTCATAAGACTTTTTTTGGTCTTCATCCATTTTTGCAAGCTTATCCGCTTCTGCTTTTTTAGCTTCCATCTCTTCTAAAATTGCTTGTCTTTCTTTTTGCTTTTCAGCATTAATCATTTTGTTTACTTCATCCCTCGTAAAAACTTTTTCTTTATTTTCTTCTACTTTAGGTGTTTCAACTTTTTCCTCATTCTCGGTAGTAGGCACCATATCTTTTTTTAATTCTTCGTTATTTTCCATAACCTTTTTCCTCCTTAACTTTTACGGTGTTATAACCAAACTATTTTGACTTTTTACGGAAGTCTAACCAAACATTAGACAGTTTTAAGCCATATCTAGGGCATAAAAAAAAGAGCCTGTCGACTTGGCTCTTGATTTATAATTATAAAATGTTAATAACTTATTTATTTTTTTCTTTAATACTAAAATATATTGTATATCCTATTATTCCTGTTAATTCTGTTAATATTGTGGCTATTACTCCACACCAAAATGGATTTATATACATATTATTTTTCCTCCCTTGTTATTCCTTTTATTGCCCAAAACTGCGCTTCTTCTAGTTTAGTTAATGCTAATGATGTTTCTCTACTTGGTTTGCACTTTAAATCAATTTCATCATAGATAATTGAGAAACATTCTCTTATATGTTGTATTCTGTTGTTTTTTTCTTCATCTACTGCTAAATATTTTGCTCTATCGTTCATTTTTTCACCTTCTTTCCATAATAAAAGCACCTACTATAATGTAAGTGCTATTTGCTTTTTCTTATTTGAACTGGATTTTGTATGCTATCATATTTATTGGTTAATTCTTCTATTTTTGCTTTTATTCTTTTATCTATTTTATTAATGTCAAATCCATTAGGATATATCTTAATTAATTCTTTGTCTAAATCAATAATATATTCTTTTTTTAACAAATCTTGAATTTGTTTTTCTGTCATTTTAAGACCTCCTTAATATAATTATATAAGTTTATATCTTTTCTTTTTAATAACTTATTTTCTTCAAAATAGCATCTAAATCCTTCTGAAAAATATTCTCCTAAAGTTTTAGGATTAAATGTAAAGTCTAAATAATTTAATTTATAATTTCCATCTATATCTTGTTCATACACTCTTCTTTGATACTCTGAAATAAATTTATTTCCATCTAACCAAAACTCATTTTCCTTTCCATACCCCTTTATATTGTCTGTATGTATTTCTTTAATATTCAGCCCATTTTGTTGTATTTCTATGTATTTTTTATCATGTAATAAATCTAATTTTGTTTCTATTGCATGACCAATTTCATGCAATGTTTCATATTCATTACTATCACTTAATAAATGTATTACATTATTCTTTCTATCATAATAGCTATTACTTTTTGATATTTCAAATGTAGTATCATTTATAAGTTTTCGAATTTTCTCTGGCAACTTGTTTATTGCTTTCTTTATATTTCTATCTAGATTCTTACTATTAGTATAGTTATTTTTTCTTATATAATCAACATTGTTATACTCCGTTTTTTCTTGTTTTGCAACTGGTGGTAAATACACAATATAGCTTCTGCAATGATGATAATGATGCATTATTGTTGGGAGATTTAATCCTAAAACAAGTCCTTGACATCGTATTCTTTGCATTGTTAATTCTTTTTGTGTTTCTCCGCCAATATCTATCGAACACATTTTCTTTATTAATATAAAATTCTTGTCCATCTAAGCTTTGGCACATTTTTGTGGTGACTGAATCCTCTACTGCAATGAATTTAACCTTTGCATTGTCTTCTGCAACTGATTTTATTCCTTCTACTTTTGATAGATTATTTAAACCAATTAAGGTCATGTCCATATAACCTGATATTTTATCATTATTTATATTGAGTTTTTGATTATTTTGCCTATTTATTATCGTTTGAAATTCACTAGAATCGATTTCTAGGTCTTTTTGTTGCATTATATCATAAATTACTTGTTTGTACAATTGTTCTGTATTATACTTGATTATTATCTCAATGTATTGTTTTAAATTAAAGCCACTATAGTTTGGTTGATCTAACAATGCAAGGAATAAAGCCATCGTTAATATTGATGGCTTTTTCTTTTTGTTTACCTCTTGTTGACCCTGTTCGTAATAATAATTGGCATCTTCATACATTATTTGTGTTTCTTGTTCTTCAAGTTTGTTTTGCTCTTCTATATATGCACTATAAATAAGTAATTCTAATATTTCACTATTTTTTACTCTTGTTCTTTTATAAATATTGTTTGCTAATACAGTAAAGTAATTATTATTCTTTAATAAGCCTTGTTCTTTCCATTGTTCTATATATGTATTTATTCTTTTTTTAGTCTTATTATCTGCAATATTATAGATGTTTTCGGTTGTAAAATTAAATGTATCAAAGATTTCCTGAAGTCTGTTCTGTGTTTGTTTTGATATTTTATTATATAGTTGTTTTAATTCTTGCATTTTTGTATCGTGATAATTCCATATGTTCATATTAAACCCTTTCATAAGTATTCTTAAATATTTCTGGTTTACATGGATATATCTCACCTTGTATTCCTTTTATTATATAATCTCCGTAATTCGCATGCATAACTCCTTCTAATGTTTGTATATCGGCATTAGTATCATCATAATGTTGAAAACCTGTTGATTTTCCATGTAATATAATTTCATTACTTGATACTTTATCCATAAACCAGTCTGGAATAAAATCTATTCCTAATCTAAATGCTTCTATTTCTATTGGAATTTTTCTATATTTCATTTATATTCCTCTATTCTTTATTGATTTGCTTATTAACTACTTTTGTTTGTTCTTTTTTATTGTCTGCAGTTAGTTTTTGTGCTTTTTGTTGGTCTGTCAAATCTGTTACTTTGTCATCTTTGTTTTCTTCTTGTTGATTGTTTTGCTTTACTCCTGCTTGTCCCATCATTTGCATTTGCTCTAAATTCTTTTGAATATTCTCTTCATTCTGTAAATCCATCTTAGCTAATTCACTTGTACTATCTAAATCAAGTCCTAATAAGTTTATAACTGTATCGTCACTGACTAATCCTCTTATTTTCATTGCATTTGTAATCATTGTTGCAGTATCAGAAGGTAAGTTTCTATTTAGTTTTATTTCAATATCTCTGAAATCATATGTTTTACTTTTTTCTTTGTTGAATTTTTCTAATATTATTCTCCATCTTCTTTTAAATCCTTCAAGAAAATCACCTTCAAAAGTCGATACATATTGTTGTAAACCAAAAAATTTCTTTTCTAATGCACTGTTGTTATCTGCTTGTGTAAATCCTAAATCAGTCATATTAGGGCAAAATGAGCAAAGACATATAATATCCATTAAAGTCTTTTTATGATTTTGTAATGCTGTATCATTTACATTTTTTTCAACCCAAGCAATATCACTATTTACTTCTTTACTTCCATCTAAATATCTTACTCTACTTGTTAACACATATTCATCTTCTTTTTGTCTAGCAGGATTTACAATGTCTTCGCCTTTTTCATTTTGTATAATTAATGGATTTTCTGGTGTATATCCTTTTACTTTTAAAATAGCTTCATCATTGTATTTAAATACATTCCTTGAATTTTGAATGCATCTTTCGTATGCTTTTATCAGACTTATTACCGGCTCAAATATCGCTATTCCGTCACAATTTTCTATTGCTGTAGCTGGTATATCATCATCCCATTTTTTAGGTTGTTTTTCCTCTATATTTTCTTTAAATAATGGCTCATCTTTATAATTTTGTTCATATGCTGGTGTACCGAACATTTTTCTTTTTTCAGGTGTGTCGTAATAATATCTTTTTCCATCTGCTGTTGTTAATTCTATTATTTGCTGATATTCACCGTTTGCCATATATGTACGAATTATTCTATATATACCTATTAATTTTTTTGGTAATGAATAATCCCATATTGCAACTGTTTCTAATGCGTCACTTCTTGTTATTGTTATTTCTCCTGTAATTTCATCTTTATAATATATTTCGTAACATGCTCTTTTTACCAAATAATCTAATACCAGATGTAAGAAATGTGAGCCATCATTATTATAATCCACTATATGTTTTATTAGTTCTTCTATTTCTTTTATTTCCTGTTCATCGTTAGTATTATGGTTAAATAATTCTTTTATTATTTTGTCTTTATCTTTATTAAAAGCTTTTACTTTATAAGTTGGTGCTTTCCCTCCGAAATAACCAGCAGACATTATTGATATATATCTTTCTAGTGGTACTTTTATATCTTCATCATCTAAACTTGCTAATTCTTCGTCTGTTAGTTTTCTTCTGAACTTCTCATATAGTTCTTTTCTTACATCTAATTCTTGTTGTGCTTTAAAATATATAGCTGTTATACTTCTTTCATCTGCTAATCTTTCTTTACTATATCTTAACATTATTTCCTCCAATCAAAAACCACCTACTTTTTTAGTAGATGTTATATCCTTATAAATGGTTGATTTGTCATTCCCATATTTCTATTTCCTTTTATATATTTTTCTACTGCATATCTCATTGCGTCCATTAAATGATTAAAATCATCTATTGGTTTGTTTATTTTGTTTCCAAACTTATCCTCATCCCAAGTGTAATTACTTATTTCTGTTATAAAATTCACACATCTAGGATGTATTATTATTTCAAAGTCTTGTATGAATTGAATACCATTGTTTATACTGTCTTTCCCTTTTAATGCTCCTGTGATATGCCTTAATCCTAATCCTCTTAATTCATCTATTGATTTTGGTTCTGCACTATCTGCTGTTATTTTTTCTTTTGAGTAACCCATTTTGTTTATTTCTTCATATATTGCTTTGTTACTCATTCCTTTTTGATAGATTTCATCATATACATAAATCTTTTTATTTTTTAAATCTATTGCACCACAAAATAGTGCTGTTGGGTCGTTTGTATAACCAAAATCTAACCCAAAAGCACTATCTAAATTTCTTATTGTATTTAATTCAAATTTTTCTTCTTTCCAATTTTCATAAACTAATCCATCAACTATACCCCAGTTACCTAATCCAGCAACTTGATATCTTCTAGGATTATTCTTTTTCATTCTTTCAAATACTTTTTTGTCTGCTTCATCTAACCATTCATTGCATAGATAGTTTGTTGTCATTGCTAATGTGTCACTATCTTTAACATCAAAAAACCTTTTCTTAATCCAATGATGTTCATTCCAAGGGTTTAATGTTATTGTTATTTGTTTAAATAAGCCCTCTGGAACTTCTCCGCCTTATACTTTCATCTATTACATCAAAATCAGATTCTTTTGTTATTTCGTATGCTTCTTCAATCCACAGCCAACACAAAACACCAATATCTACTGATATTGATGTTACTTTTAATGGGTCATCTAAGCCTCTGAAATATATTTTCTGTCCTGTAGGTTTATATGTCATTTCTAATGGACTTTCTTTTATTTCCCAAAAACTATCTACTTGTAATCTATGTATTGCCCATTTTAATTCTGTAAAGCAACTATCCTTTAATGTCCTAAATGTTTTTCTAATTACAAGTGTATTAGCTTCTTTATATTTCATCATGTTACTTATTATCCATAATGCTGTTGTCTTTGATTTTTTACTTGCTCTTGAACCTTTGCATACTCTATATCTACATTTGCAATGCCAATATTCTGCATAGCCTTTTCCAACTATACTTTGCAATGACATTCGATTTACTTGCTGTTGTGTATTTTTGTTTATTATTTTATTCTGTAATATCATCAGTTATCACCACTGGTATATTCCCAGCCACTTCAACTTTTTCTTTAAATGTCCCATATCTTTTTCCAAGCAATTCCGCACATTTGGTTCTATCTTGTAATGAAGCATCTAATCCAAATTGATCTTTTTCTTCCCCACGCATCACTTTCGTTAAATATTGTAATACTTCATCTTGTGAGGCTATTCTTTGGTTTTCTTTTTCTTGAAGTTTTATCTTTATAAATTTGTCTAGTTTTGTCAAGTTTTGCGAACCTATTCTATTAAGATTTTTTCCTTTATAGCCAGCCATTTTACAAGCCTTTGTTGCATTTGCAGTTTCTATGTAATAATCAATAAATCTTTTTTGCATCTCTGTTAATAAATTGTATTCTTCTTCTATTTTTTCATCTTCCATCTGCCTCACTTCCTTTTCTGTGCTCTTTTATTAAATATTTCATTACATCTACTTTGCTATAGCATTCTTCTTTTTGTTTATATCTGTCTTGTAATTCAATTTCATCTGTTTCTTCGTTGTATATTTCCACCTTTTCTCTTTTTAGGATTTGATATTTAGTACAATATTTGCAATTCTTTTCACTGTAAAATTGAAAACTATTTATTTTATATATTTGTCCTTTTATAGATAAGGCATATAATAATTTGTTTATATTTTTATTTATATTCATTTTTGCCTCTCGTAAGATAAAAAATCTATTCCTTCTTCTATCTTTACACCATTATTTTGGTTATATTGTTCTACTATTTCATTTATAAAATCATTACTACTTGCTACTACTTCGCATACATCTTCGTAAGTAAATGTTTTGTCGTCATTTTGATTATGACCATATTCATACAACCATACATGCATTAACTCATGTTTTAGCGTCTTAATTATGTTTGCTTGTTTCTCTAGTAATAATATTTCCTGTGTTTTATATATTGTTACACCTAATGTGCCATCTTGTTTCATCTCATTATTTATGGTTGCTTCATCTACAATTTTTATATTCCATTCTGTGTTATTAATTTTAAATTTCATCTTAATTTCCACCTCTTAAACATTCGTTCTTGATTAGATATGGACAATAAACTTTTTGCTTTTTTATGCTTGTTATAACTAAAAAAGAACAGTTCTTGCACTGCTTTGGTAACTGTTCTTTTATATTATTTAATTTTTCTCTATGCTCTGCTTTTTCTTGTGCTGTGTACTGCTCTGTTATTAATTTATCGTTATAGATTAGTTTTCTTGCACACATACTAATTCTCCTTCTATATTTTTTATTATTTTACAGTCTATGTTCTTATTGCAATTCTTACAGTTCTTTTCTTTAAATTCTTTTAATTTTTCTTCCATAACACTACACACCTTTCTAAAAAAACACTAAACAATAATATAATTATAGGATATATTAGATTCTATGTTATATTATTGTTTACTATATTTTTAAGACTTAACTAGGATTGTCTTATTTTGCATTTAAATACATTTTTTGAACATATATGGAAAATTATATATCAATTGCCTAGTATGTTGATATTATTAATAAATAAAAAAGAACTAGCTATGTTATATAACTAATTCTTTTTTTGGGTTGTTTGTTATGTGGATAATTGCTATTCAACGTCCTATTTTTTTATTCTGCAATCTTTTATAGATTTGCTATTATATTTATATCACATTTTTTATGTAAGATTCTATAGGTTTTTGTAGGTTGTTTAAATTTTTGAATATAAATATAGTGCTTCTCCGTGTAACTCACAAGTGTATTGCCTTGTATATCCTAAATCTTCTGCTACTGATTCCCAACTTTTTCCTCTAGTGTATCTAAAAAACAATATATTTCTATATGGCTGTTTTAAAGTTTCTATTTTCTGATCTATTGCAAATTTTTTAACTATTAAATCTTCCATTTTTTTGTTGCAATCTATTTTTAAGTCTTCTAGTCTGTTTATTCCATCTGCAAATTTATCTGTCTCTGTATTACTTGTATTTGTTTTTGTTATAGATAATGTAGTAGTAATTTTTTCTAATTTTGTCTTTAATTCTTCTGTATCGTTCATTTTTTCTTCTATATACTTAATATTTTCTCTATAATCCTTTAGCTCTTGCTTAGCTATTTCAATTTTTTCTTTTTCTTCCTTTGTTAATTCTTTTCTCTTTCCCATATGTACCTCCTAATTTTTTTAAAAATTTTGTTTGTTGTTGTATTAACTCATTTAGCGCATTTTCTGATATTTTATCTGGATTTCGTTTAACCCAATTCTCTATTGTATCTTTTATCCAGTTTCCTAATGCTATTCCTGTTTCGCTATTTATATATGGCTCTTTAATATTGTTAATTTCTTTCTGTTCCATTTTTTTTCTTATTCCCCTTTTTTACGGTCTATTAATTTTTATAATCCTAATTCTTCTAATGTGTATGCTTTATTGATTTCCATATTTTTATACATTGTGTTCTTTTTAAAGTTTGGCAAATTGATTGCAAAATCATTTTTGATATAAATTTTTATATATTCTTTTTGTCTATCTCTGTAATTTTCAAACTTTTTAATGTTTATAGCGCTATCTCTAAATGGTTTAATTACATTACTTAAATATTCTTTTTCTTCTGAATCTAATATATCTTTTACTTCTTCTAAATCGTGGACTGTAAAAAAATAATAATATAACGAATCATTATTTTTAAAACTTACATAATAATTTGAATTTGTTGAGCTATAACAATTTATGTCAACATCTTCGTCAATATCTAATATTTCCCCAATATTTCCAGTTGCTTTTATCTTAACTCTTTGTCCTATTTTAAATTTATTCATAACTATTCCTCACTTTCTAATTCCCTAGCAATTTTACAAGCCAATTCTTGTTTTTAATATACTGTGCCATCAAATCTATTGTTTTATCTTTTAATTTATTATCTTTTAATACTTTTTTATAATTTGATAAAATATGTTGCAGTGCTTGTATTTCTTTGTATTGTATAACTTTTATTATTTCATCTTTTTTTAGCATTTCTGGACTACATACTTTTTTAAAATGTGATAAATATTTTTCTATTATTTTTATATCTTCTTCTATACTATTTTCTTTCACTTAAAACACCTCGATTTCTTCTGGTTTTTCTATGCTAACAGTTTCACAAACTTTTAAATTAAAGAATGTAAACTCTTCTGTTTTATAATCTATCTTTAAATCTACTTCACACATTGTTTGTTTCAAGCATTCAAATATTCGTAAAGGTAATTTGATGTATTTAGGGTAATTATGATACTTTGATATATAATCATGTATTCTATTATTAACAATACACTGTAGTTCCAAATATACAATACTATCTTTAGTTGTTCTTTTATTTATCTTTTCTTTCACTATGTATCACTCCTTTCTTATCCTCCACAACTCATCTTTAAAATCACTATAGTGCCTATAAACCAACCAAATGCTAGTGCACTAAATGCTATTGCTAATAATTGTAATATTAATTTAATCTTGTCCATCTTTTACACCTCATTTCCCCAGCAATCCCAACCCGTTGCTGTTTGCCTTGCAAATAATTCTATTTTTGGAACCTCTCCAACTAGCTCTGTTATTTTTTCCCTTACTTCGTCCGGTTTTCTGCTGTGTTCTCTTCTTTCTGCTATAATACAACTACTTACTTTATTACTTTTAATTAAATTTCCAGGTTTTCCTTTTATTGCTAATAAACAAACCTCACAATTGGATTTAGTATAATAACCTATTCCAAAACATGGTTTCTTATTTTTTTTATTAGTTTTAATCCAACTAAATCCAAGCGTTTTATACATAAATCCCCAGCTTTCGATTATTTCTAGTGCTTCTCTCAAATTTGGAAATGTTGCCCATATAAATAATATACAATTATCTGCAGCTATTTTTTTTATAACAGTACTCATCTCTTTTATTTCTCTTATCGACATTGTACTATAATGTCTTTTTACTCCCCCACCCATTTTATGCCAGGTATGTACATCTCCGTAACTCCATGGCGGGTCCGCATAAATAATGTTGTATTTTTTTTCTGTATTATAAATATCAATTTTCATCTTTTTATTCTCCTATTCTGTGTATAAGTACACAACTTCGTATTTTCCTCTTAATCTACATTTTTTTAGCATTCTTGTTGTCTCTCTTGCTGTTATACTAAAAAATTTAATTATTTCTGGTAATGTACCAACTCTTATACATTGCTCATTATCTTTAATATCGTATACTCCATATATTTTCATTCGTTCTCACTCCTTTTTAAACCTTTGTAATTTCTATTATGGTTTCTTCTCTACCTTTTTCGTAAATTATTCTACTTCCATCCCAGCTTTGCAAAATGCTATAGTTATCGTCTTTTAGTACCTTGTATTTAACCAATATGTCTGCTATTGCATTCTCTAAATTTGTTAAATCTCTTTTTCGTTTATTTGAAACATAAAACGTGCATTTTAGATTTACTGGATAAGTTATATTGTTTTTGTATTTTGTTAAGAATTTGCCACACTCTCGTTCGAAATTTATATATATTTCAGATTGTCCTATAAACAATTTTCCAGTTCTTTTATTTACTAAAATTCTCTGCGAATTTTTCTTGTTTCTGCACATAAGTGGTATTTTTATTATCATTTTGCACTCCTTTTACATAATTTTTACACCTGTAATATCCTTTAAAGTTTATATCTTCTAGTAGATTGCATCCTAGGCAGGTTACACATTTACAATCTGGTATTGTTTCGTACTTCTGTCTATCCATTAACTTGCTATCCTATATATTGCAACACTTTTGTTTGTTAAATTATCTGTTTTTTTACCTACTATAATTACATATCTTTTAGTTAATAAATCCGTTAATCTAGGACTTGCATTATTCCTATCTGGTGTATTTGTGTAACCTGCTAAATACATCTCTTCTGCTATCTCTCTAGCTGTTCTTTCTATTCCATCTTTTAATATTTCTAGTACTTGTGCCTCTCTCTCGTTTATATTTACTTTTATAAAACTTTCTCTTCTAGTTTCTCTTGTTATTTCATTCATTTGTTTTCACTCTCCTTAAATTTACGTAAAATTTGTTAAATTCTATATTTTTATATTCTTTTGGGTTATAATGTTAATTCCATTTCCAAACTAATCTTATCGTCATTGCTAAGCAATAAATATTCTGGATCTTTGCGCACTTTTTCGATTACAGATAAACCAGATGGAAAATCGTTGTTTTTATATTTATTTAATAAATTAAAATAAATAATATTATTGTTATTATTATTATTATTGTTTGTGGTTAATTGTTGGTTACTTGTTGGTTGTTCGTTGGTTGCTTGCTGGTTTTTTTGTTGGTTATTTTCTTTTTGGTTATCCTGGTAAACATCATATTTCTCTATGGTTATAATCGAAAATTTGTTGGTTGTTTCGATGGTTATTTCATTGGTTATTTTCAATTTGTTCAAAGATGTTCTTATAGCTTGCTCTGATATTTTCAGTTCATTGGATAATGATTTTCTTCCAGTAACTACTTGTCCTCTTTTTATAGTTTTTCCTTGCCAATTTCCATCTTTGTGATTTGCTTTTAATAATAAATGTAAAAATACTCTCATTGTATTAGCATCTGTATACCATTCCCATTCTGTAAACTTTCTGTATAAACTAATCCATCCTTCCACATTTCTTTATTTGCTCCTTTCTGACAAAAGGGCAAGCAATATATTGTACTTACCCTAGTTGTCTAAATAATTTTTTCCAAATTCTTTTAAGAATTTTTCTTTACTGTACTTTTTTATAAACTCTTTTCTTGCAAGTTTGTGTAAAACTTGCCTTGTATTTTTATCTGAATCGGCTTTTTGATGACATTTTCTGCAAAGGTAATAAACTAAGCCATACTCGATACTTTTTTTTCTATTTGCGCCACCAAAAGCTTCGTGTTTGTCCAACTTTTTAAGCTGTCTATTACAAATAAAACAACTTCCGTTTTCTTCTTGTAAGATGCTAAATCTATTCTTTTCTAGTTTTGCCAACTTCTTACTTTTCTTTTTTATCTGTCCACTTTTTATCAAATTTTCTGTATTCTTCTGTCCGCTTTTCTGTCTTATTTTTGGGTGCTGGATTAAAACTATTTCTT